CATTGTACTCGACCTTGTAATCGATGTAGAACTTGCCTGTGGGCACTTCGGTCGGCGGATCGGCCGCTTTGACGTCTTGCACCTTACCGTCCACGGTTTTTGAGACCGAGACCGAGGCGCCGAAGAACGTCTGAAGCCCTTTCACGGCGATGTTCAGCACGCCGTCAGCGACAGTGTGCAAATCCTCCAGGAGGTCGCCTCCGAGGAGGCTCTCTTGCGTGGAGTTGAACTTCTCCGGAACGGGGACCTTATTGGACTTTTGAAGTAAATCAATTGCCCACCCCGTGTACGGGGCGCCATTCACTGCTCCCTGATGGTTCAGCAGCTCCTCCTCATCCTCGAAGGGCGGTTTGTCGGGGTCGGCGTTCATAGCCGCCATGACTGTTCCGCCGATCGTTGTCGCAGTGTTAGGAACATACGACAATCTGAGTCGGTGCCACTTACGCGTCGTGTAGAGCCGCGCGATCTTGTTCCCCCACGGAACCAGGGCCTGGTTCGTCGGTGTGACGAGGAGCGGGGTATTCACGAAGTCATTGACTAGCGTCACATCCCCAATCTCCTCCCGCATCTCAACAAATACCGGTGGGCATTTGGATTTGCGGGTAACGGCGCTGGTGACGACCGGGGCGATCATCTTCGCGCTTTTGGCACTGCCGGTGCCAACTTTAGAGCTGTCTTTCTTGTGTTTCGACATTGAGTTTTTGCGCCGGAACCACGGCGCGACCAGCCGCGCCCACAACGCCGAAACCGCGAACGCAGTCTTGAAAGAACTGAACGCTACGGTCCCACCTCGTGCCCAAAAGCAGAGGCTTCAAGACGCTGCCGATTCGATCGGTAAAGGCGTAGCCATAACACAGCGAGTGAACGAATTGTGCGTAGTCGTCGGGACTTTTGTCGACGTGGGTCAACGCATACGCGTGCTTTCCCCACCTCGCATCCACGAACGTCGGCACGTACGAACCTGACTGCGGGTCCACCACGGTACGGTGACCACAGAAAGCCAACGACGGAAGCTCGCCACGATGGACGTCCCCGTCTTTGATGGTGAAACCCCAGGCGTTCAAGGTACTCACGTAGGAATCGTCCCACAGTTTCCCCTTACTTCGCTCACAGGTATCGTCCCCCATCGCTATCAGAGGCGAGCGACGGTAGTCGTACTCGCCCTCCAACGTCAACTCTGCGGCCACACGTAGCATCACTTGAGCTCGGCTGTTAAAACTGATAGTCCGTTTCCAGCCCGACTTCACAATGCCAGGGACGGTCTGCCGATACACGGCACCGCTCGACAATTGGAAGAGAGTCGCTTGCGCGGCTTTATAGGCCTCATCGAACTCAGCCCAGAACAGTTCAGCATCAACGGCGCTAACTCCAGAATCGTCCCCAAGACGTCTGGTCACTGCTTCATCGGCTGCGTACAGCCATGCGGGGACTGTCCAGTCCCACTGCGATTTGTCCATCTCGAGCCAGATTTCTCCAGGTCGATGCAGGTCACGAATCATCGCATCCCACTCGCCCCCGTAGAAGCTCATCCCGATTTTGGTCGGAATATAATGGTGTGCGGCTTTCTCGGCCTGAATGGTTGGATCAAACACCAGCGCATCGCGAACTTGCCTATGCCAATCGGGTCCCCAGATCAGGCGTTGCCGCCCTTCCTGGAGTTTTCGGACCGGAGTTGGTTCCTGTTTCGAGAAGATCCGCCCGAGATCCTGATAGCCATTGGCCCAGAGGGTGAGAAAGCGGCCAGTCTGTGCGACAGGGCCACCGAACGCCTCAGTGAGCTTTTGGTTGGTGGCACCGTGATGTGTCCACCCAGGGCCGGGAACGGCAACTTGGTTCAGGTTTTCGACAACTGCGAGTGTGCGCTTGAAGGAGAAAGGTGATTCAGGGACGCGCCAACGAGCGGGGGAGTAGATCGACTCTAGAACTGCCTCCGCCTCCCGCAGAACTGCGGGACTGGGCGCTTTCTCTTGGAAATTCACGCGCTTGGTGTGCCAGTCAAAGGAACGCTCTTCCGCCTCTGTGCTCATATCCGGCCATGAATAGCCTATCCAGTCGTCATCAGAAACGCCAGGAACTCGTCGTTGGACGAGGGATTGCTCACGCAGAAACAGCCTCTTCGCGTAACCAACATGCTGGAACACCACGCGCTGGTGCCCCGCGCCGGTGCATTTTACTGCATCGACGCGGGGGGCGTGGCACTCATCAACGGTGCGCCATGTTGCTGGAGAGAGATCGTCGCCATCGGAACGGCTGTCACTCCCAGCCCGACCGGCTGCAACGCCGTCGGTTGGCCCTGCTGACTTGCGCTCGCACCCGGCGGAGCCTTGGCCGGGGCCGCTTTGAGGTTTGACAGAGCGGCTTTCGCAACGGCCATATCTTTGGCCTTCATGCTGTTCGAAAGCTGCGTAGCTTCGGCCAGCATGGCATCACCTTGCTCTTTCGTCGCCTCTCCGGCTTTGACCATGGCTGCCACCAATTGTTTGCGTCGGAACTCGGGCATTTTCGCGAATCCTGCTGCGGACTCGTTCCACTGCCCGTCTTTGTGGTCGTCCTTATCGGCTTGACGCTGCTTTTTCTGGCTGCGTCGACTGCCGGGTTTGGGCGCTTTCTGAGCCTTCGCGTACTCGCCGTTGTCGACATCATCAGCCTCCTCAGCATCATACACGACCCGGCCTTTCCGGCCGCCAGCGCTCTCGCCAACATGGGCGGGCGCAGTCAATGCTGCATCGGAAGCGAGTTTGTCGACCATCAGCCGCGTGGCTGCCACACTGTCTTCCTGACGACCGCGCAGACGTTGGACCTCAGCTCTCAAGCCGGCCAACTCCGCCTCGCGGGCCGCTTTGTCGCGCGCTGCTTGCAGCTTCATCTCAGCCACATCGCGCGCCAACTTCTCGCGGGCCGCTTCTTGGGCCTTCTGCAGGACTAGCATTTCATCTTCGAAGACTTCGTGCTGCTTGCCGAAGGCGCGGTGAATTTCTTTAACCACCACGTCTATGGGGATAGCGTAGTTCGGCGCGCCCTTCGAGGAGGACGGCCCTGACTTGTGAACCGCGATGACATTGGCCCCAAAAAAGATGCCGCCACCAGACCATCCGAACGAAGTCGAGATGTGATGATGGACGACGTCCGACAACGCGTTAGGCTTCATGGCAGGACCTTCGGCAACCTTGATTACTCGTGGCTGCTTAACGTCCTGCGTGCCGTACGCACGCGCCGTCTTAATGAGGTCGCTGACAGGACCGGCTTGAGCAACCGGCATGTCTTTGGTCGCAGGAACAAACGCAATGTCCTCAATCGCACTCTCGCGGATGTCACCGCGGCGAACCATAAACGTCTTGCCCGTCTTCACGTTGCAGACGCGTACGATCGCCTGGCCTGGACACACCGCTTCAAGGTCAGCAATAACATGTCTGTTAGTGACCAGATAGCGGGCGGTTCCATCTCCATGCGAGAACGAGAGTCCAACTGCGTGGCCGACCACCTCATCGGTGTCGGCTCGCCAGATCTGATAGTGGGCCCTGTCAGCCTCCTCGGGTTTGATTGTCCGCGGCTCAGAGCCGGGTTGCGCAGACTCGAGGTTCTCCTTATGATCGGAGTGCTTTTTGTCGTCCCGATTCAGCATGGCCTTGGCCACCGAAATGACCACAGGCGGAACGGCTTCCGCCTTCGCAGCTGAGGGATCTGTCGAGAACACAAGTTGGACGGGCTGGCCAGGGAATTGCTTCCAATAGCCTTGCAAACCCGCACCCACAGTATGACCGGTGGAGGGGTCCGTCTGTTTGAATTCACCGATTTTGACAAATGGCATGACAGGGGTCAACGGAATGACACGCGGCCGCCACCAAACGCTAACGGCAATAATCAACAACACAACCACATGCTCTGCTACGAGCGCAAGGAAGGCGTTGATACCGATGGCGTTCAGCCGGTCTGCGATCCAAGTATTCATCGAATTGTCCCGAACTCGCAGCGTTGCACACTCGACCTCGTGCGTCTCAGCCACGTTCAATTTTTGTTGACAGACTGTTAGACGCGCTTCGGACCGACTGAGTAGCGTACTGGTGCGATTGAAATCCGCGCGCAGTTGCCCGCACGCGGCATTAATCCGCACGTCGAGAGAATTGAACTTGGCGGTCTCAAAACCGCCCGCAGCGGGCATCGGGTACAGAGCCTGACCATTCTGAATGATCAA